GCTAAAGAAGCAGGGCGTGGAAAACCCTGAGGCTCTTGCGGCTAGCATAGGTCGTAAAAAATATGGTGCGCGAAAAATGCGCCAACTAGCAACGGCTGGGCGCAAGCGTGGCTAAGAAGCAGACCGCAGGGATGTACACTCCGTTGCCTAAGACTAAGCGGCGGAATAAACCAAAGGGCTTGAATACTCGTAAGAAGCTTGGCCCGAAAAGCAACATGAGGACTAATTATGGCAGATAAATATTATTTTATTGATGGCACACCTTACAGTGGACCTACTTGCAAGCTTCCCGATGGACGCATCGTATCGGGCGCGACCTATACAACAGAGAGCCGTCGTGTGCATCTCCGCGACGATCTACCAGAACAATCTACCCTGAACGCCGTCCCCTCTGCTGGCAGGGCTGGTACTCGCCGTAAGAAGGTAAAAGACGATGGCGGTGAATGAGGCTGGCAACTACACCAAGCCGACAATGCGTCGGCGTTTATTTCAGCAAATAAAGTCTGGAACTAAAGGCGGCAAGGCTGGTCAGTGGTCTGCTCGCAAGGCTCAAATGCTAGCGCGTGAATACAAGAAACGTGGTGGCGGTTACACGGATTGAGGAAACAATGGCTCTCAAGGACTCGCAGAAAAGCCTACGCAGATGGACGGCTCAAAAGTGGCGCACCAAAAGTGGTAAGCCTTCAACACAAGGGGCAGACGCTACAGGCGAGCGTTATCTACCTGAGAAAGCAATTAAAGCTTTATCTAGTGACGAGTACAGCAGAACAAGCAAAGCAAAGCGGCGAGCATTAGCCAAGGGTAAGCAGTTTTCTAAGCAACCCAAAAGTATAGCAAACAAGGTGAGGAAGTATCGAGCATGAGTTTTCTACATACAATTAATGAAGAAGAACGTCGCGTTCTTAGAAAGATTGTAAAGAAGGTTCACTTCAAACATTACCCTAAAGAATTTTGCACAGACTATGAAGCTGACAAGATGATTGCATCTATTGGCCCAGAGGTTGTTGCAAACCTCCTGAAGATCGGGAAGGACTTTAAGGTTGACGACATTTAAGTACAAAGCAGATGGTGATGTCCTCAAGGCTTTCATGAGGGACGACACCTTCTTCCGTGGTATTCGCGGCCCCGTTGGTTCTGGTAAGTCTGTTGCTTGCTGTGTGGAAGTATTCCGCAGAGCGCTTGCACAGAAGAAGAACGATGAAGGTATCCGCAAATCACGCTGGGCTATCATCCGTAACACTAACCCACAGCTTAGAACTACGACAATCAAGACTTGGCTTGACTGGTTTCCCGAAGAAGACTGGGGCAAGTTTCAATGGTCAGTGCCGTATACGCACCACCTAAAGCGTGGTGACTTAGACCTTGAAGTTATCTTCCTAGCCCTTGATAGACCAGAGGATGTTAAAAAACTTCTCTCTCTCGAACTTACGGGCATCTGGATAAATGAGGCTAGAGAGTTACCCAAATCTATCATCGATGCCTGTACCATGCGTGTCGGGCGTTACCCCTCTATGCGTGAGGGCGGCCCTAGTTGGACTGGGGTGATTGCCGATACCAACGCCCCTGAAGAAGATCACTGGTGGCCTATTATGTCTGGTGAGGTTCCAGTGCCAGACCATATTCCTGCTGAAGAAGCCAAGATGCTTGTCAAGCCAGATAACTGGATGTTCTTTACGCAACCAGCAGGGATGCTTGAAAAGAAAGATAAGGATGGGAACATAGATGATTATGCCCCCAACCCAAAGGCAGAAAACCAAACCAATATGCTTGAAAGTTATTACCCCAACTTAATCAGGGGTAAAACTAAAAGCTGGATCGATGTGTATGTAATGAACCGACTGGGCATTATCCAAGATGGCAAGCCAGTCTATAATATGTTTGTTGCTGATACTCATGTGGCAAAAGAAGAAATACCTATTGCTGATGGTATGCCTGTCTATATTGGACTGGATTTTGGTCTTACTCCTGCCGCAGTTTTTGGTCAGAAGGTTCGAGGACGCTGGCTAGTCTTGCAGGAGATTGTGGCGTTTGACATGGGGATTGTGCGCTTTGCTGAGTTGTTGCGACAAGAGATTGCTGTTAGATACGCCAACTGTGAAGTAAATATATTTGGCGACCCTTCAGGTGATTTCCGTGCTCAAACTGATGAGAGTACTCCTTTCCAAGTACTGCGAGGTGCTGGCTTGCGAGCAAGGCCAGCCCCAAGTAACGATGTTTCGTTAAGGATTGAATCTGTCTCTAACCCTCTGCAAAGGATGGTTGAAGGCAAGTCTGGTGTCTTAATTGACCCAAGATGCCGTGAACTAATTAAGGGGTTTGAAGGTGGTTATCAGTATAAACGTATGCAAGTTTCTGGTGAGCGTTACGACGATAAGCCAGACAAAAACCGCTTTTCTCATATTCACGATGCAATGCAGTATATGATGCTGGGTGCTGGCGAAGGCAGACAAGTGCTGAACAATCAGCATGCCTCACAGCCATTCCAAATGAAGAGAGAATTTGATGTCTTCACAAGAAAGGCAAAAAAGGTTAAAACAAGTCTATGGTCTAGGTTAGGATAAAACGATGGCTAAAAATAAAAGAGATTTTTATGGACAGAATACACAATATTTTAAAGAACAGAATGCAAAATTCTTAGACCCAAATACTTCTTATTCTGATTACGATTATGAAGGTGCGAAAAAACTTATACAAAACCAAATAGAGTCTTTCAATAAATCTGCTAGATTATTTCAGAAAGCTGGACGATATAATGACCTATTCACACAAGGTTTGGCTTTGGATATGATGGACGTTGCTGAAGCTAATATAAACAATATTAAAACTGTTTACGATCAAAAGTTAAAAGAAAAAGATGAGGGACAAAAACTAGAAGCTCAAAAACTTGCCGCACAAGAACAGGCTTTAAAACAACAAGAAGCGGCTAGAGCAAAAGCAGCGGCAGAAAAACAAAAACAAATTTCTTTGCTTGGGCAAAAAGATTTAACTGGAGTTGCTAAAGAATACGGAACAACCGATCTTACTGCGGCGGCAGAAATTAAACGGCAACGTGAAGAAAATGCTCGCAAGCAAGAACAGTCTGAAAAAATTGACGCGTCATCATTGCGTATTGCTCGTGGACAACGTGGACGCAGAGGTACAGCAACGGGTACTCAAGGTGGGCGTGGATTCTTTGAAAGATACTTTCAGTAGGACAAGACAATGGCATTACGCGAAGACTTACAAGCTTTAAAGATTGCTGATACACCAGCAGATAAATACGACTTTGCAAAAGCTGAACAGTTTATAATGCAAGCTGATGCTGAACTTAATCGGTTAACTGGGGTTGTTGGTGCAGGAAAAGTAGCCTATCAAATTAAAGGTGATCGTGATGAAATCTTTGCTGTTTATAATCAAAAGAAATCAGAGCGTGAACAACAATTAGCTGAGCAACAAAAAGCAATGCAGGCTGAAGAAGCTAGGCTCAAGGCTCAAGAACAGGCTCGTATTGCTCAACAAAAGAAAGATGCAGAATCTCTTTCTCTTCTTGGGCAAAAAGATTTAAGTGGGGTTGCCAAAACTTACGGCACAGCAAACCTTGATGCGGCTCTTGAAATTAAACGGCAAAGAGAGGATAATGCTCGTAAGCAAGCGCAGTCTGAAAAGATTGATGCTATGTCATTGCGCATTGCGCGTGGGCAACGTGGACGTAAAGGTGTAGCGACTGGTACTGGAGGTGGTCGTGGGTTTTTTGAAAGATACTTTCAGTAGGAGTTAGTTATGGAATGGGAAACTTTTGGCGCAAGAATACTGCCAAGCTTGCTTTACACTGGTGCATCTCTTTATGAATCTCGACGCCAACGCAAAGAACAAAAGCGTGCTAACTTAGCGTATGAACAACAGCTCCAACAACAAATGCAACTCATGGAAGGCCAGCGCTTTACCATGGAACAAATGCGCCAAGATTTAAATCGGCGCGAATTAGAAGCTAAGAAGAAAGAAGCAGAAGCACAAGCGCAGATTGATGCAGAGCTAGCAAAGGAACAAGCCGCTAAAGCTGAAGCCAAGACAGAGGCAACAGATCAAGAAGTTAAGCGTCTTACACGCCGCCGTTCCAAGCGTTCAGTAACAACAGGCCCTAGCGGTGGGATGGGCTTCTTTGATGAGTACTTTGCCTAATGGATAAGAATCTAGCTAAAAAGTATGTAGAGAAATACAACAAGGCGAAAGCTGAGCGAGCCAACTTCGAGGACTTGTTCCAAGAGTGTTATGACTATGCTTTGCCACAACGCGAGGGTTTCCACTTCCAAGCGGCAGGGCAACGTAGAGATGATAAGATATTTGATGAAACGGCTGTGGTTGGTGTGCAGGAATTTGCCTCACGTTTACAATCAGGGCTTGTTCCTAATTTTGCACGTTGGGCTGATCTTGTGGCTGGAAGTGAAGTTCCTCCAGAAGAGGTTGACCAAATCAATAACCGACTTGACGAAGTAACTGAGTATATCTTTGAGGTTATTCAAAACTCAAACTTCGGTCAGGAAATCCATGAATGTTTTATGGACTTAGCTGTAGGCACTGCTTGCTTGATGGTTGATGAAGGTGATG